TGGAGGCTCTGGCCGACATCAAGTCCCTGCAGGAGATGGAAAAGACCATGCTTCGGATGGCGCACCGCATGGTCGACCCGCCGCTCATCCTGTCCGAGGAGGGGGCCTTGAATGCCTTCTCGGTGCGTCCCAATGCACTGAACTACGGCTACCTCCGCGAGGATGGTACGCCGTTGGTTCAACCCCTGATGACTGGCGGGAACCTGCCGATCGGGATGGAGATGGCCGACCAGAAGCGCAAGGCGGTGAACGATTCGTTCCTCGTCACGCTGTTCCAGATTCTGGTCGAGAGTCCGCGTGTGATGACGGCGACCGAGGTGATGCAGCGAGCCCAGGAGAAGGGTGCGCTGCTTGGTCCGACCATGGGGCGGCAGCAGTCGGAGTTCATCGGTCCCATCATCGAGCGCGAGTTGGACCTGCTCTCTGCGTCGGGTGGGTTGCCCGAGCCGCCGCCGCAGCTCATGGACTATGTGATGGCGGGTGGCGAGATTCTCCCCAAATACACCGGGCCGCTCGCTCGGATGATGAAGTCCGAGGAGGCTGCGGGCATCCTGCGCACCATCGAGGCCATCCTGCCGGTTGCGCAGGCATCGGGCGACATCAAGGTGCTGCGCCGTATCAACGCTGACCAGGCGCTCAAGGTCATCGCCGAGGCGAACAACGTCCCTGCCAAGGCGCTGCGGACGGATGAGGAGCTCGAGGCGATGGACATGGCCGATCAGCAGCAGGCTCAGATGCAGCAGCTTCTCGCGGCTGCTCCGCTTGCGGGTCAGGCTGCGGAGCGGTTTGCCAAGGCCGAGCAGATAGCGGCCTCTGCGCCCCGGCGTGAGGTCTTGTGACCATGGCTTTCGGAGACGACGATCCCATGACGAATCCTGATGCGTGGTCTTCTCGTCTGCGAAAGGTTGAGGGTCGGCAACAGACTCACGAGGAGGTGTGTGCCGAGCGCTATACCCGTCTGCGTGATGACCACCTCGAACTGCGCACGACCATCGCGTCGAGCCGCATCGACATGAACAAGCGTGTGGACACCATCCAGCATCTGCTCGTCAAGATCGCGTTCGCATTACTGACCGGCATGGCCGGGATTCTGGCGACCATCGTCTTTTTCAAATGAGCAGCCGTCGTCTCGAAGACCTGCACCCGCTGATGCGTCCGCTCGTGAATGCGTTCCTCGCGGCGTGTGTGCGTGACGACATCGACATCCTCGTGACCTGCACTTACCGATCGGATGAGGAGCAGGCGCGACTCTACGCGCAGGGGCGCACCAAGCCCGGCCTTAAGGTGACGAATGCGAAGCCCGGTCAATCGATGCACAACTTTCGATTCAACGGCAAGCCTGCGAGTCTGGCCGTGGATGTCGTGCCGCTGGTGAGCGGCAAGCCGGTCTGGTCTGCGTCTGCCCCTGTCTGGCAGAAGGTCGGCAAACTCGGCGAGGAGGCTGGCCTCGAGTGGGCGGGGCGGTGGAAGCGGTTCCGAGAGTTCCCGCATTTCCAGCATCCTAGAGCGAAATCTGTCCGGTTATCTGTCAACTAATCGTATTACAGAGCGAGGTGAATCATGACTGCTGAACAAGTTGCGGGCATTGTCCGTGCTGTCGTCGCCGCTATTGGTGGCTATCTGGTGGGCAAGGGCATCGCGGATGCCGAGACCATCGCTGCGGTGGGTGGCGCTGCTGCCACGATCGCTGCTGCCATCTGGTCGGTGTACTCAAAGCGCAAGGTCGAGCCGCAGGCGTGAAGGTCTGGGCGGCGGTTGCCGTCGCCCTACTCGCTGCCGGGTGGTTCGGGTTCCAGTATGCGTACCGGACAGGCCGTGACGCTGGCTCTGCGGCGGTCAGGGCGGACTGGTCCGCTGATATCGCCAAGTCTGAGAAGGCCGCGAGAGAGGCTCTGGCTGCGGCTCATGAGGCATACAGAGCTGATATCGCAAGGCGCGAGGGGGTAGAACGTGACCTACAAGCGAAACTCGGTGCTGCTGACCGGCGTGGTCGTGACCTTGCTGGGCGGCTGCGCTCACAAGCTTGTCCCCTGTCCAGTGCCGGTGCCGCCACCACCGTCCCTGATGGTGCCGCCAGAGAGTCCGGCGACACGGGAGAGGTTGATGCAGCTCTTGCCGCCCACCTTGCCGCGTGCGAACGAGACGCCGAACGGCTCGGGGGACTCCAGCGGTGGCTAGAGTAGATCGCTATAAGAAGCTCGGCATCCCGCGCCGGTTTCAGATTCACGGGCATGAGGTGCGCGTCAAGATTTTGACGGATGTCAGTTGGCGGCGGCTCAAACTGCCGAAGGATGCGGTCGGCATCTTCGACCCCACATCCCATGTTATCGCTTTGCGGAACGAGCTTGGGGATACCGAATTGGGTCACGCCTTCTGTCACGAGTTTACCCATGCCCTGCTCGATGCCATGAACCATAAGCTCTCGTTCAACGAGGTCTTCGTGGACAATTTCGGGGCAATCCTGCATCAGGCCCTCCAGACATTTACCACGGCCACCAGATGACCCCTAAGCGGCACCTCATCATTCCCGACGCGCAGATCAGGCCGGGTGCCAACACAGAGCATGTCGAGTGGGCGGCTCGAGCAATCGTCGAGTACCAGCCGGACGTCATCGTCTGCATTGGAGACTGGTGGGACTTCCCCAGCCTAAACTCGCACAACGAGCCGGGCAGCGAGGAGCTCGAGGGGACCCGGTACCAGGAGGATGTCGAGTCTGGAAACGATGCGTTCCGGCGACTCTGCGCTCCGATGATGGCCGAGCAGGAACGGCGGGTGAAGGGTAAGCGGAAACATTGGACGCCTCGCAAGGTCTTCATCACCGGCAACCACGAGGCCCGTGCCGACCGTGTAGCCAAGCGCGAACCGAAGTGGCAAGGCACCATCGGGTCGCACAACTGTCAGACGCTTGACTGGGAGCGGTCAAAGTTCCTCGAAATCGTCGAGATAGACGGCATCAAGTACTGCCATTACTTCCCGAACCCGTTCTCCGGTCGACCCATTGGCGGCACCATCACGAGCCGACTCGGGCATATCGGGTCGAGTTTCGTGCAGGGCCACCAGCAAGGGTTCCTGTACGGGTCGAAGCAGTACCCCGACCATGTGAAGCATGGTCTAGTCTGCGGGCGGTTCTACATCGACCATGAGGGCTATCGCCCGGACGATGTTCAGCGATCGGAATGGTCTGGCATTGTCGTGCTGAACGAAGTGCGCAGCGGCAACTACGACCTGATGCCGCTCTCGATGGACTATCTGCGCCGCAAGTTCGGGTAACTGATGGATACCCCAGACCAGAATCCCTCATCGACCCTGCTCTGCCGTCTCTGCTGGTGGTCGGCTAACATCACCCAGAAGCAGGAGCGGGTCTGGTGTTCTCACTCAGTGCATCACGGGTGGTACACTGACGCCCCCGGCTGCGGTGGCAAAGCCTTTCGCCAGGACGACGACCGAAAATGAATCACATGCTGGCGCGTATCCGTCAGATCCTGTGGAGAAGCCGCGCATACAAGCGGCTGTTCCTCAACCCCCAGAGCAACGAACTGTCAGACGATGGCCGGATAGTGGTCGCGCATCTGAAGCGGTTCGCACGCCTTGGAAAGCCCCCGGCATCACCCGGCGCTCAGGTGGACATGTTCCAAGTTGGCCGGATGGTTGGCCGACAGGAGACGGTGCAGATGATTGTCGAGGCGCTGCACCTGGACGAACGAACCTTGACCAATCTGCAAGAGGATTTCCGTGATGAGTGACGATCAAGGGTCTGCATCCGCAGGCAACCCGACTGCTCCGGCAGCGGCTCCCGTGTGGTACGCGCCGGAAGGTCTCGACCCCGCCACGACTGGTCAGCTCGGCGAGCTGGTCAAGGCGAAGGGGTGGAAGGGACCGGCTGACGCGCTCCTGTCCTATCAGAACCTCGAGAAGGTGTTCGGCGCTGACAAGGCCGGTCGCACCATTCTCGCCCCCAAGTCGGACGATGACGCCGACGGCTGGAGCGCGGTGTACAACCGGCTCGGTCGCCCGGAGAGCGCCGACAAGTACGAGTTGCCGGTGCCGGATGGCGATGACGGCTCGTTCGCGCAGGCTGCGGCCCCGGTGCTGCACGAGCTCGGGCTGACCACGAAGCAGGCCAAGGGGCTCGCCGAGTGGTGGAACAAGGCCTCGACCTCGCGCATCGAGGCGGCAGACGAGGCGTTCTCCAAGCAGTCCGAGGCCGAGTACGCGGCGCTCAAGGGCGAGTGGGGCGCGGCTGCGGCGCAGAACGAGGAGCTCGCCAAGCGGGCCGTCCTCAAGTTCGGCAAGGAGGCGGGGCTCGATGAGGCGACCTTCGACTCGCTCGAGCGTGCGATCGGCACCGCCAAGGTGATGAAGCTGTTCCACGCCATCGGTGCCAAGTTCGGCGAGGCTGACTTCGTGGGCAGCGATGCCCCGACGGGCGGTGCGCTGACCCCGGCGCAGGC